ATGGTTTCACAGTTTGAATGAGAATTCGTTCTTTGGTAGTGTCCCGTGCTTTTGCAAGTTGTTCAATCGCCTCTTGATTTCGTTTGGGCAACTGATCCCATTCTACTTGCTTTTCAACATAAGGTGATGGAAGAAATTTATCAATCTTATGGCATACTTTATCCAGAGAGTTGGAAATAAACTCTGCCGTTGCTTGTGCAATCGCAAACGGACCAAGCACAATCAACCGAATTGCAACAAAATGTGGAATGTATTTGAGGTAGGGATAGGTTTTAGTCATTGGAATGAAGAATAGAGAGCATTTGTTGATGGTAGGCATCTGCTTCAACCTCACATTGATGAGATTCAGTTGGATCATCAATATGGTATTGTTTCATATCCAGAGTGTGCATCACCTCACCAAGAAGATCAACGAGTGCATCAATCTTTTGTGCGTCAGTCATTTACCTGTAAGATAGTTGAGGTCACTTACGATGCGTTGTGCTTCTTCTGGTGAGTTACATTCCTCTACAATGTAACTAAATCCATTTGAGAATGTTCGGCGGATTTTGTTACCTTCAGCAAAATAAGTTCCATAGCGAGCAGGGAACTGATTTAGGATTGCTCTGATCATCGAATATACAAATACTTTTTGTTTTTAATCATGTGGTCTAAAACCATGGCAATCTTCTGTTCATATGTGGGATTATTGTGCTTCATACACTCCACATAAGCATCATGTAGACGAGCATAAAGATCATCCCAGTGTTGTTTGTTGATAGGGGTCATCGGTTTGTTGTGTATGAAGTCATTATACAACGAAAAAGGGCACCTGTGGAGATGCCCTTGTGCCAGTTCTTCAAGTGTCCTTGTATTTCTCTTCTACTTCTTTCACACGCTCCATGAAACTATCATCACCATGATCACCTGAATACAGATAATCAATATGCCTCATAATCTCTGCCATCTTACGCATCTTTGGCAGTTGTTCTTTCAGATACTCAATCACTTCTGGTTCGTGGTTAGGATACCACTCATAACCATAAGTTCGGTCCTCATTTCTCTCCTTACCGTTGTTGAGAATTTCTTCTTCCAACTCATCAGCAAATTGTCCCACCTTGTAGTAATCGTAACCGCAGTTACCGAAGTGTCCACCGCTCATTTCAGTTCCTCATCATTATAATACATTTGATACCAACCATAACTGAGTTCCTCAAAGAAGGCACAACGGTCTATGTTGTCATTATAATCAACAAATCTGGAATGAATACAACATGCCCAAGACCACCAAGCATCTTCAAACCATTGTTTCATTTTCCTTCCAGAATGTCAAGTTTTTCGTGAATAAAATCAGTCACATCAATAGTATTCGCATCCACACCTTCTTCTTGGCAGTCAAGAATAAACTCCATAAATGAACCAAGAATCAGACATGCTTTACGCTTATCCTCTAATGGTCTATCAATATAATAAAGAATGTGCTCGTAGAGTTCGTCGTAAGTCATTCGTCAATCTCCATGATTTCAATGATAGATTTGATCTTTTGTAAATCTTCTAATCGTGCTTCAATCTCATCATATTCTTCACAGAATTGATCCATTCGTTCTTGATGTCCTTCATCATCATAGTTTGTCTCTTCACGAATTTCCCATTCAATATCAGAAAGTCGTGCTCTTGTATCATCAATGAAGTATTCAAGAGTGTCAAGGAGTGTCATTTTCAGGAACAGGAGGGGGAGGTGATACTGGTGGTAGTATAGCAGGTTGTGGTGGTGTTTGTTGAACCACTGGAGGCACAGGAGATGGCAGTTTTAATGCTGTTGGAGGAACTTGTGGTTGTTGTGCCTCATCAAGTTTTTTTTCCAGTTCCATAACCTTTTGATCTAATGGACTTAAAGGAACTTCTTTTTGCGAATCTGCAAGTTTCCAACCAGTAGCACCAGCAGCAAAAATACTTGCAAGAGCAGCAAAAACAGAAACAGTCTTAGAAAAACTCATTCAGAAATTTCCTCATCAAAAACAAACCATTCATACAGAGAGTTCATAGCACCCTCAACTACACAATCAACCACAGCATCTTCGTGTGGATTCTCTACGTGTTTATGAGCACGATTATACCCAAAACGAACACCTTCTTCAAGTGCCATTTCTAATACTTTACGAAAGTTGGGTTTCATTTTTTATATGGACAATCTGGGTGATAAGTAAATTGAGTACAAGCATCATACGCTCTAAAAAGTTTTTGATCACGTTGAACTAAAAATATATTCCATCCAACAATTGTAGCAAGTACAAAAATAATAGAACATTTCATGAATTATATCCTTGAACTTTTAAAATAGCACGACGAGCATCATATGCTTGAAATTCAGTAGCAAATTCGGCAATTTTCTGATATGGTTCACGACGGTACAAACCCCAACGAGTTGTACCAATGATACCACGAATGACATAAGGATTGTCAAGACCAAGGGGATATGGTTTCATTTGATGTCACCTTCAGCGATCAGACCCATCATTTCACGAGCAGTAGCAGCAAAATTAATGTGATCTTCAAGTCCTTCATCAGAATAAACTTTGAAGATGTCAGTTTCTTTGTAAGTGTCTAGGATCAAAGCACATGCATCATACAGAGCAGCGATATGATGTGCTTTGGATGGAAAAGAAAGTGCCATGAGGTTATCCCTTGAGTACCCACACATTATAAAGGGCATCCAAGCGAACCTGGATGCCTCATGTGCCACTTTTTAAAGTGGTCTTATTTCATTTCTATGTCATGTAAGGTTTTTAATCTTGCTTTTTGTTCACGAGTTGCCCTTGCTAACATTTCTTTATGGGCATGAGATATTTGTTGTCTCTTAGATATTAAATTTGAACCATCTGATACATCTTTGTGTAATCAGATGGTTCAATACTAGGAATTTGTTCACAAAATTGCCTAAAAGTTTTCATATCTCTGATTTTTATTATAAATTATTTATTATCAGTCAATATTTTCAAGTTCATCTATAATTTGATAGATTTCCTTACTAGTCTTCATAGTCATTGTTTCACATTCATCAACAACTGCAGATAAAAAAGTAGCAAGTGCCTTAGCACCAACTTGGTGTTTTTTTAATCTGGTTCTTCTAGAAGTGAGAGTTAAAGAATTTAAATAAAGATTAGATAAACGTTCTGCTCTTTCTGACATAATCCTATACATCCTTTATGCTATTTATTTCACTTTCTAATTGACTTATAATTTGATCTGGATTTTCAATACCGATAGAGTTTCTTTGTTGATCTCTCATAAAATCTCCACCAATATCTTTGGTTTGATCATAATCACCAAGATCTAACTTCCTTTCAAGTTCTAATGGATTTGGTACATGACCATGCATCCAGTATTTGGGGTATATAATTTTTTTACTGCTTGATAATGTAGTTCCCCACATACCAAATGTACTATTTGCTGCAATATGATAATCACACATTGTCATGAGACATAAATCAAATGAATGATTATATAAATTATTTTTTATTTTTTCCAGATATTTGGGATGTAATTCATCAATAATAGATTTTACAGTCTTTACTTCTTTAGCAGCAATCTGTGCAATAACAAATTTGTAATTAAATCTAGAATGACCACTAAAATCCAACATTTTATCAATTAATTGACCATAATCACAATTAATAGGTTGATTGTCATTATAAATGTCGGTGATTAAAACAAACCTATCTCCCTGAAAAAGTGGATTGCCTTTTACATAGGACTTATCATTTGTAAATATAAAAACCTTTGCATCTTCTGGAAGAAGTTTTAAAGCATTTTTATAATAATCATCACCACATACAAACATCCCACTAATAGGATCTAAAAAATCACCTCTTCTTATGTGTAAGGATATGATCTCTTGACCCTCAAATTTATTAACAAACTCTGCACACTTATTTTTTATAATTTTACGAAATATTAGATCTTTTTTTACTTCATCATAATATTCTTTTTTATAAAAGTTCATTGGACTTGGATATCCAAATATTAAACTTTCATCTTCAAGACCTTTATTTACAATAGTATCAAAAGATTCATTATCCGCAAATTCAAGAAATTTATCATATTCAGTGTCTGGTCTTGTTGCACCATCAAAGGACACACCCTCAAAAGTTGATCTTAAATTTAAAAATTCAAACTCATCAGTACCATATTCATATCCAAAATGTTTTGCCAGACTTTTAAGCAAAACATATGAAGATATTTGATAACCCAATCCATTCCCAGTTGTATTATGCTCTAATCTTATTTTAATCATATTAATAAAAAAGGATAATTTATTTATTTAATAATGACTATTGTTAGATCATTTTAGAATCATTGAGAACTTCTATTTTAATTTCTATTGGAGAATCATTCCAATGTCTCATGACTCCAGCAACAATAAAACAGTTAGTAATCAAATAAGTTAAAAAAATAAAAGTTCGGATACCTGCAATGGTATCCGACTCACGATCACATTTAGAAGCTTTTTCACCTAAAGATTTTGCCCACCATCTCCAAAAAGTTTTAGAATTCTCCTTCATAAAGTTCTTCTTCTTCGTATAGATCAAAAATCATGCAATCGATGCAAGACTTTAATTCTAACATATCTTCTTTATCTAGTCCATCTAATGTAATGGCATGTTTTTCACTAAATGCAATACAAAGAGAATATCCATCATCTGGATTATAAGATCCACAAGTTTGAATAACTTTCATGAGAAATCAACTACCATTTCAACATCAATTGCTCCTTGATTTTTAACATGTTCTTGCCATAAAATTGCGTCAGATACATCTAAAAATACTGCCTTTTGATCTGAGTAAAATCCCTTTTTATTCTTAGGATTTTTATACGTCACTTGGTACTTCATGAATTAAATGAAAGTCTTCAGAATAAACAACAACACAAACATCCCAACGAAAACCAGGATTACATATAGTCAAATATTGTGGAGAAATAAATTTTATTTTTCCAACATAATCTTTATATTTGACTAATTTTCCTTCTTCAATAATCATTGCAAGTAAAATCGTTCAAAAACAACCAATTTTTTGGGACATCTTCTTCATCAATCACAAATTCCTCATGAATCGCTTGGGCATCAAAAAGATTTCCACAGTCCATATGATCAATAATTCTAGTACAAAAATAGTTTTCTACATTTGTAATACAATCTTCGCGGATTTCATTTAATTCAGCATTCATAATAATCAACAATCGTAAATTTTGTTTTGATAATTTTTAAGAAGTTCAATCTCTGTTTGCAATTCTTGAATTTTATTCTCTAAATATTCAATTCTTTTTTGATGTTGTTCTTTTAATTCTTTAAGGATGTGATTAGCATGAGATACGTTGTGATAAGTCATATCAAGTAGTAAAACTTTCTACAATTCGGGATTCCTGATCTTCACCAAGCAAGAACTTTGGTGCAGACACAACACGTTCCATAATACGACTATCATATTGACTATCGTATTCTTCTCTCCAATCTAAGAGAATATCGTGACACTCTGTATCATTCTCTGCAATTACATTAAAGAGACCACCATATTCGGAAGAAGGAAAGGGAATCCAATAATCAACAATGTAAAGATATTTCATGTTTTGATTTAAACAACTCCTCAAGTATAAATTAAATGTTTTTGTTTGTCAACAAAGTGTGTCATGGTTGTTTTCGATGGAACCATTGACATCATAATGGATTTGATTCAATACGTGCATGTTGTTGGACACTTTAGCAAGTGTCACATTTTAAAATTTAACAGATTTAATGCATTATCTTCGATAGGTAATCTTAGATAATTTGTATTTTTGACTTTTTGTGCAATTCTACTCCAAGTAGAGTAGTCTGGCATGATAATAAATTTTGAATAAGCAATAACAAAAAAATCCAATAAATCCTCAACGACTTTTTTATTTCTATCAATTATTGATTCTGGAAAACATTCTTTCAAAATATTTTTTAAATTCTCATAATAATTGGTTTTATCCTTTATAGTATTTTTAAAATATCTTGTTTTGTAATGTTTGTAAAACTTTTCTGGTAGATCCGTGCTAATGTAAATTTTGACATTTTGATTAGATTCTAATAATTTTTCTATTAATTTGAAATATACTTCATCCTTTATATAAGTATAAGCAGTTTTTAATATTGGTTTAAATGTTTCTTTTAAATATTGTTCCTTCAAACTTAGAGGCATCTCATCTAGGTCATCTTCAGTTGAATATATTCCATGATATCTTCTAATATGAATAGAAACAAAAGATTTAAAATAGTTACTTAAAATATCATTTATAGATGGATTTTTAAATTTTATCAAAGAATATGGATTTGAAATATCAAGTTCATCATATCCACCATCCACAATGTACCACTCATCAAGATACCAATAATCATGAGTCCTCAAATACTTAGTACAATTATCAAAGATTATTGTTTTTAAATGATTCTTGCTAATTTTGTATTTTTTTTGTTTCGTATAAAAATCTTCTTTTTTTAGTGCAATAGTATTCGGCAAATTTAAAAACTTTAGTTCTGGCCAATGTTCTTCTTGAACAATAATTTTATATTCAAAATTAGTCCTATAAGTTAAATAATAGAATTGCGTCCATATGTACATCCTATTACCAAAAGCAGTATCCTCTGGATGTATTTTTTTATCAATAATACAATAAATTGCTTTTTCCATGTGCAATTTTATTACTGATAGATTAATAATTATTTAACAAAAAATGGGAGGTAGGGTAAATACCTACCTCCCATACATTAAAAAGATCTAACAGGTTTAAAATTCATTTGCCCAGTCTCTATCAAATAAGTAATATACAGCGTCTCTTCCTGTTCTCGTGCTTCAATTTCATGTGGTTGATCTTCATAATCAAGATCTTCCACATTTACAGATCCATAATACATCTTCCCCCTTTTATCACGAAGATCACCAAAAACCCATTGACGAACATGAATCAACTCGTGAATCAGGGTCTTTATGTACATCTCAGGATTCATGTGAGTTTGCAATTCAATTAAAAAGTCTCTGGGTCTTTTGATGTCACCATCAACATCACAATAACCATAAACTAGTTCTCGTTTGAGACCTTTATGAACAACACGTAGACCAATGTGATGTCTTGGCATGTACCGATTCATAAACCAATCGGTAACACTCTCACAGACCCGCTTTCGATAGCCATATCCAGAAGTTTCAAGGTAATACATGTGCCCCAGTGAAGAAACCAAATGAACGAAGAGATGAAAATAAATTTATCCGCTTTTGTCATATTCATCGTGCATAAAGATACGAACCTGCCCAGTCAGCATGTTGAAGCAACCATTCACGCTGCTCAATGATGCGAAGATCATAGCGAACACCCTTGGCAGGTGCTTTCCAACTGGCGGACTTATATACTTGACCAGTTTGCTTATCCACAAAAGCATGAACAGAACGAGAACCAGCAGCGTTCATAATGATTTTGTGATACTTACGACCAGACTCAATTGTGAAGTCATAATCACAAGTACCCTGCTTCAGTTTTTCAATACAAGAATGGTGATAGGTAATACCAGTTTCGGTATTACCTTCCAGGCGATTAAGAGAACGCTGGTGCATCTTGATGCTGTAATCAATAAAGTTCTGACGTAGTGCCTCACAAAGGGCATAGGTGTGCCCCAGAACAGCAGCAGCAATGTCCTTCCGTGCCTCTTGCTGGGCGGCATAGTCAGCGAAGGTCGTGGTCATGTCCTTTGTTTGAACTGAAGTTATTGTACAACAGAATCCTCCAACCCGTTTGCTCCTGTGGACAGTCGTTCATCTGTCCCCTGATGGTATTTTAAATATTCTTCAACAATTAATTCATTAGAAACATTATGTTCATCTGGACATTCAACAACAATATCAGCAATTAACGTAGATTTTTCAAAAACCTTTTTGATATGTACACAGTTTTGCCCATGCTTTGCATCTCCATATGCACGTTTCAAAAACCAACTTTTTGAATCTTCTATTTTACCTTCACCATCCTTCCACTGCAAATTATAATTGTTAAAATCTGGATGATCGCATAAAAACACTCTAGCAAAGTATTTTTCACCATCTCTATAATGTTGAATTAAAAAGTCTTTCATTATATTACAAGAAAATTGATCAAAACTTTCTTGCTTTTTTTGAATTAAAGTTAAAATAATTTGACTTCCCAACTCATCATCCAACAGTGTTCTATCTTTAGAAATTGGTGCCCTACATTGCACATAACTTAAAGATTGTTTATTACCTTTAGCAAATTTCTTTTTTAATGATTTGACATTACAGAGATATTCTGGATTCACAACATCTGCCATAAAATGATCACCAGGAACCCATTGACTATTTGTTGCTTTGGCAATGATTATTTCCCAAGTTAAGGCATCAATAACACCCAATCTTTTAGCATAATACCAAACGCAGCAGTTAAAAATAAAATTATTAAATTCATACATAAGACAAAAAGGGGGAGAAGATCATTCTCCCCAATAAAGTTAATCGATAATTTTTAAATTTTCCCTACAATAAACAAATCTTTTCCATTCCTCATCAGTAAAATTATCGCTAGCATATGGAATACCGACAACATAAGAACAAAACTTATTAATTTCTTCGGATTGATTGCCTGAAGCAATAATAGCACTAGCGAGGAGTTCGATCATTTATTCATTTGAAGTGTAGGGACAGGCATACCACCTTCAGTCGGAACATAGATGGTCACGTTGCCTTTGTTGGAACCTTCTTCCAGACCAGTGATATACAGATACTGAAGATACTCACGGTTATCTTTCAGACTATCACCGATGATTTGGTTTGCTTTAGCAACACCTTGAGCACGGATGATTTCAGCATCAGCAAGTTGTTGAGCACTATCTTTCTTTGCTTGTGCTTCCAGCACTGCTACTTGACGAGTATATTCTGCCTTCTGCAGTTCTGCTTTACCAGCAAGAGATTGTTGCCACACATTATAGAGTGGTCCACCAAAGAATAGCAGAGCAACAACAACTACAAATCCAGCACCAAAGACAATAGCAACAGGGGTGTTTGGATCATTGTAACGAGTCATAATTTACCTCAGAGTTTGAAAGGAGAAACAATAATACGGGGTTCAACATAAACAGGACGGGTTTTGCCACTACCAGAAGGATCAGAACACATCACCCAAGTACCTTCGGCACTGTCAGGAGAGAAGAGACCATTAGGATCTGCCTGTGGAAGAGTTGTGCCAGTGTATTCATACTTCTCTGGATTAGTGTATTGAGTGGCAGCAGGAAGACCATACCCAATAGAATTACACAGAAACACTGGACGACCAGTAGTTTCGGGAACAGTGTAAGTATAAGTCACCAGACCATCTTGGTCACGCATTTCAATAATCTGCTTCAGCAACTTACGTTCACGGAAGTTCTTAATGGCAGGCATACCACTTTGAGCAGTACCTTCCTTCAGAATTCGCTCTTGTTGTGAACGCTGAGTATCATCAGAATTTTGTTCAATTTCACAACCAGTCAGAGTAAGACCAAGAACAGTAAGTGCAGCAACAGAAACGATGGTTTTCATTGGGGGAGATTAGAGATAAAGGATTGAAGGTCAGAAGGCATAGCATCAGCAGGAACTTCTACAGCACGATGCCGAATAATATCTGCAAGTGCTTTCTTATGTTCGGGTGATGCTTTGATGTATTCAAACTGCATATTTTGCAGTTCTTGAACAGCACCAGTTCGGAAGGACTTTGACTGTTCAAAAGTATTCCTCCGAACATTCTCAAACTTAGGAGCAAAGAATGACGTAAAGATCAATTCGTGGTAAGCAATACCCCAAGTCAGGGCACCCAATCCAACGACACCACCGACAATAGCAAGAATAGGTTTCATTTAGAAGATACGTTGGTTTTGAAGATAGCATTAGCAAGGAAGATGATAGCAAAGTTCTGCCAGAAGGAAAGGGATACACCAAACCAAGACAGAATAAGTCCAAGCAACCACGCTTCAAAGAATAGTCCAGCAACAGCAAGGACAATTACACCAAAAGCAAGAGTGAGAATTTTCATAATACCTCAGAGATTTTTAACTTCATAGAGCAGGACTTCAACTTCTTCCTCAGATAGATGCCCAAGAACATCATCAGTGATAGGAGTACCATAGCAGATATTCCAATCATCTTCAGTTCCTTTGATGACTGCTACCTCATACAGTCCTTCATCAGCACCATATGAACCGCCAAATCCAAAAGGACTTGTAAAACGTACAATACTTACACCATATCCATTATCAAAGAATTGACGGGCAGCAATACCACGGTCAGGATAGTTAGTGTGAGGTTGGAAATCAAGATCAGAGAATTTCATTGTTGTTTTTGAATTTGCGTAGGAGGTGTTTCGGTTGTCTCAAAAGATTTGCGAATAAACTCGCCTTGTACAAATCCAACACCACCAAACAAAATGGCAGTACCAAGAATTAATGCTACAGCACCATTATTACCCGAATCAGATGCAGACTCTAAATCAGTTCTAAGAAGTTTTTGAATAATCCAGGTTGATGCTATACCACCGCCAAACATTAGGATCCAGGGAGTAAACGTAATAAACGCCCATCCAGCAGCAACAAGACCAACAAGTGCAATGCTACCAGAGGTACTACCACCAGAAGATGAAGTAAATCCAGAAGAAGAGTCTGAAGATACTTGCCTCAGATTATAAATCTGCTGAACGTCACCATGCTTTGCATAGATTTGTTCTTTAGCACCAGAAAACGTTGCAGCTTCAACTTCTGTTGAGATTTTGCCAACTTGAGAATTGACAAATACATCAGCTTTCCAAGTAGTCATCACTTGTTACCAAAACGCTGAGACCAGATGGAGTAAGAACGATTCTTCATCTCATCAAGCATCATATATCGCTGACGAATTTCAGAGTCTTCTGGAAAATCATAAATGCACGGAATTGCAAGATCCATTCCATCAAGAGCATGAACCAGAATACTATTCAGAAGATCGTGCTCTTCAAACGTAAACTCCATGGCAACAGGTTGTTGATTACAATAATTATCTGCGTTCAGTTCTTCGTCAGTATTGACGCTCTCGGCAAATTCTGCAAAGTTTGGAAGAGAAATCATTGGTGTGTTTGTTTGACTCCCATAATATAAGACAAAAAAAACCTCCCGTCAAGGAGGAGTGGACAGTTATCAAATTGGAACATCACTCAAGTAATAACCTCTCCAATCAGCACAATCTATACATGTATCAATTTGATAAGATCTTTTCTTATTAGGAGAATTTCTATTAACTGGTTTATAAACTAATCCATTCTCTTTATCGACAAAACAGTGAATTTTTGAATCAGATTCGTCAGTAAATTGATGAATCTTATAGTACTTTTTAGATTCTTCAATAAAAAAAGATCCCAATTCAAGATAATTTTCAAGTTCTTTTAACTTAAAATTATTGTCCCTAACATTGATATTATCTCTAATTTGTTTTTTCGCAATGCTAGAGACTTCATTAAAATAATTTGTAGTTAGTCTTAAACAAAGAAGTCCTGTCTTCAGTAAAATAGATTGAGTAGTAAAATCTAAATCCATTTATTTTATGATACTTTATTAATTATGTATCACATTGGATAATTGTCACCTTTTCCTTCCAATGTTCTAACAAACAATTCAGTAAATCTTTCCATTTTTTCATAATGAACTTGAGACGGATTGTAATTAATTGCATCTTTAAGAGCAACCAACTCATCCCATTCTTCTTGAGTTAATTCCATTTGTTTTTACGTAACTGTGTTGATTTTAACACATTATATGATTATCTATGGGATTTTTAATAGTCTCTTAATTATTGGTATTGCAAATCTTATTATTCTCCAAATGGTCCCCAAATTCCCCTATCACCTTTCATCCGACCTTCAAGTTTATCCATTAGTTCATCAGTTTTAATAAGTGCTTCAAGATCAGCAATCATACAAGCAATATGTTTACCAACAAATGGTTTTTCTTGCCTTGCTGCAAAGGCAAGGGCATTGCGAAGGGAAGATTCTGCTTCTTTTAAAGATTCTTCAACAGATTTTGATAATGCCATACTTTAATACCAATTTATTTTAATGTTAGTTTAATATTGTTACTTTGTCAATGTACGGTTAAACGAACCATGTAACAATTGAATATCTAGATCCAGATTTAACTTCCATAACTTCATGAGGATACATAAAGTTTGAGGGAAATACAATAGCAGAACCTTTAGGTGCTTTAATGATTACTTCTCTATCAAAAAAGGCAAACTCCCCACCTTCATAATCATCATTTAAATTAAAAGAACAAGATACTGTTCTTGGAGTTGTTTTGTGAGAATCAGTGTGGATGGAATAATATCCCCCAGGATCATACCGTAAAAGATCATATCCACTATCCGAAATTAATTGACAATGTGGAAATTCTTCAACATATTGTTTAAGAGTATTACCAGAATATTCAAATAATAAAGAATCAATTTGTTTTCTAGCATCAATATTTTTATTGATTACATCTGGCATAGACAATCCAATTGTATCACAATTACGAATAAATTTATTTACTTCACCATTTCCAGTTCTGCTTGGATTCCAATCCTCGCAGTTTTGATATTCTTTCAAAATTAAATCACATACATCTTCAGGAATTGCAGAATAATATATTTTAATATATGAGTCTAAAGGGTTTTTACTTTTATAGTTTTCTGTTTTTACTATCACTTCTGGACTTTTTTTAATTTCGGTAAAATTACAAAACTGTTTATTATCTTTATCAAAATATAAAGATGCATTAGGACCTCTACTTCTTACATAATGTAAGAAGACTTGAGAACAATAACTTCCTGCGAATTCTTCTCTCCAATGAACTATATCTATACCCAAATAAATTAAACCATCACCTGGATTTAGAGTAATCTTCTTTTGTTTTCCATTTGGCATTATAACCCAAATAGGCCAAACTATATCAGAATCTAAATTAACCGTAATTGATATTTCACATTCTTTTCTATCGGTGTGTGATGACAAAACACTTCCCTGTTCATACACTCTAGCATAACTATAAGTTGGTAAAACAGTTTCACCAATAATTGATGATACATTTGGTGTTTTTTCACACAACAATTCTAAAAATGAAATATAATTGTATTGAGATTTTGAAGTTGGAACTTGTGAATCTCCACTTAGATTATTTTCATTACATATTTTTATAAATTCTTCTGATAATTTTTTTGCCCTCTCTGAGCATATAAAATTAGGTACTACAACATACCCATTTTCAAGTAAAGATTGATTCATAATAAAATAACAATTTATCAGTTATCTGGAATTTGTGCTGCGTCTACTTGGTGTTCTTGTTCAATGAGTTCTTCAATTTCATTTACAATTGGAGAATCTTCATCTTCAAATAACATTTCTAAATTAAATTCATCTTCTAATAAACTTAAATCAAAGTTTTTGAAGTCTTGAATATTAGAAGTCTCATCTACTCCAGATTCCTCTTCATCAGTTTCTTCTTCTGCATCATATTCTGTTGGATCTACACTATCATCAAAGAGAGAAGGGTCAATATTACTATCAAAAATAGTCATACTATCATAACTCTTCTCTTTAGATTCATCTTCAATTGCATTTTCTGCATAGTAAAGATTGAGTTGATTCTCTTGAACCTTATTATAAATTTGCTCTACTTGCAATTCAAATTCTTCTTTAACTCCATCCAAATGCTTATCTTGCTCTCTCAGCATTTGCTCCAATTCAAATTCATGATTTTTTTGCATGACATCTAATTGAAGTTCAAGTTCTTTCATGGCATCTTCCCATGTCATTAACTTTTCTTTTTCAATCTCTGCAAGGATTTCTTGCTCTTTCATCCACTTTTGATATCCTTCAGTAAATAAATCTACATATTTTTTAATTTCTGATTTATCACTAAGTTCTTTATTTGGGATTGGTGTATTATATTCTAATTCTCCTTTATCTCCATGCCACTGAATTGCATGAATATCAGTTTCTTCAAAAGGCCAATTTTCGGCAAAATACATTCCTTTGCCATCAACACTGATAAATTTGTCAGGGTAAATAACAGTTACTTTCATTGATCTGTTACCTCTTTTACATCTGTTGGTAGAATTTTATTTGTTTTTTCATCCATAGTTGCTTGAAGCATTTGTGCTGCAGCAGATAAGACATTAATATTGGTTTGATTTGCCTTTACCATTTCATTTCTAAATGATTCGACAGCAGCACCAGTAGATCTTTGTTGCTGAGAATTTTCAATTAGCATCATAGGAAGCCAAGTAATAGCACAAGACCATTCATCAACTTCTTGTCCAGTATTAGGATTTACTCCCCTAACATGAGTATACCAAGAACATTTTATACCAATGCAATCTTTTTTAAGAAGAGGACAATATTTACCAGGCTCAATTTTCATAACTAGTGCAAAGTGTTTTAATAATTAGTATAACATATTTATGATAATGTGCAAATAATCACATCAACATATTGAACACTCAGATCTGTGGTACTAGCAATATTAGAATTTAGACTAAGAGTACCACTCCAAGGGTGAGTATGAGATCCACCACCAGTAGATTCAAGCATACCGCTTGTGGCGACACTACCAAAAAAAGTTCTAGATCCAGCATTACTAAAAGGAGTTGCATCTGCACCACCATTAGAACCCATAGTTCCAGTGTGAGTATGATTTGGTAGTTGTGTTAAAGAAAGTGTTGTATTTCCAACTGCCCCATCTACCGAATAGGATCCAGAAAATGGAAAAGATACTTCTGTACCAGTAGATATAAAAGCGTTAGATGCAGATATAGTTCCACCAGAAACTCCTCCAGATCCATTAACAACTCTCAACATTTTATTGTTTTGAGTTGTATCTTTCACCCAACCAGTAGGTGCATCTGCTTGATAAAATATTTTTTTAGTTCCAGCAGGATATATCCAATAAAAAGAATCTATTACATCGGTAAAATCAGTTAAACTAAATCTTATCCCGCTACCAGTTAAAGCTGCCATATTAGTCGAAACTGCAGATAATTACATCTATGTATTGTACCCTCAAATCCAAAGATCCAGTAGCAGTTGAAGTAATCCCAACACTTCCTGACCAAGGATGGTTATGTGATCCACCAGTTCCTCCAGGACTTACTACTCCACCAGTAGCAGTATTTCCTGGAGTTCTAAAAGAAGAACCCCCAGATGATGCAGAACTAGTACCACCAGTTAAGCTATCATGAGTGTGATCTGGTATTTGTGAAACAGAAAGAGTCGTATTTCCTACAGTTCCAGCAATATTTGCAGTGATGCTAATTGGAATGTTAAGGTTTTTTAAATCTGAAGGGAATGCAGAAGAAAATGTTAATCCTCCAGCACCAGATACTCCACCATATCCAAAACCACCACCAGTCCCACTAACAACTCTAAGTGCTTTATCATTATGTGTCGTTACTTTAGTCCACCCTGTAGGTGCAGAAGATTGATAAAAAACTGCTACTGATGATTGTGGAATAACATCATATCTTGAATTTAATGATGTACTATCATTAAATAGAATACCAGATGCGGTTAATACTGCCATTTTATAACGATATTATTTTCTTTTATTTACTTATTTATTGGAATTTTAATTCTCCTTTATCCAGAATCCATCTGCAATCATATCTTGATATGTTTTAGGTTGATCTTCTTTTACTTTTTTTATTGTAAAAGAACCATCATTATTATCAATCCAAAATACTTGATCACCTTCTTTTAAATTTGCTGCATTTAAAAGATCTTCTGGAAAGTTAATAAAATAATCACCAGATTCTAAATCATATTGTACTGGTAAAGACCATTTGATTACTTTATCATCCATTTTCTTTAAGTTGATTTAAATAATTTTCTATTTGTTCTGTTAAAATTTTTGTTAATTCGTCTTCTGTCTTTCCATTTAACCAAGAGTATGTAGGATCATCAGAATCCCATTCAACTGTAAAACTACCATCTTTCTCTTCAGTTACTCTTAAACTATCTTTTTTATTTGTCATCTTCTTCCCAGTCATTTTTTTCTCTTTTACGAAGTTTTTTTAGTTCCTTCATTAAAGTTTTAATCTCTTGATATGCAGTTTCTGGGTTCATTTTGTTGGAAATCTCAAGACCAACAATATATTGAACTTTATCACCAAATCTTGCCAAAGCACGTTCAAATTCAGTCAAAGATTCGTACATTATGATTCCCCTAAAGTAAAGTCATTTAAATTTAACACTGGAGGATTAATTTTGTCAATTTTCGATTGTAATCTATTTTCAAGTTCATACATTGCATTTGCCATACAAACATTTTCTTTTTCAAGATAACGTATTCTGGAATGAAGATTGGCAATTTCATCCGCAAGGGAAATTTTAAAATTCGTTCTATCTACCAAATTAACATTGTGAGTTTTTACATCATATTCTTCTAAAATTCGATCAAAGAATTTATTAATGATATTTTTAATCATTATTTTACTCCAATCTCTTTTAGATATGAATGATAACGAAGAAAACTACCTAATCTACAAGGTCTACCTAAACTAAGACAACATTCTTGATATGATAAAAATTCATACCAAGGTGTTGTTGGATCTAATACATGATAGTTCATAGTAATGAAAGATTTACGTTTATTAGTTCTGCAAATTCTTTATTAGTATCTTTACCACAATGCTTCATATCTCTTGCATAATCATCTTTTGGTTGATAAAAATCACAATTCAAAATACTAGAAGTGGTTTTAAAAACACTAAATTCATAATATTTACAACAGTCTTTCCACAGATTACGAACTATTTTGACATTCATCATATTAAAAGGAACTAAGTGTTCTGCAGATTTTACGTTAATACTATCTGTCGGTATTTTATTATCAAAATAAAGTGGATGATATACAAGATATCTCATTAATGAAGTCCACCCATATACAACAGCAGCAGGTGGACCATAACGATCATTTAAAATCATAGAATTGTGCAGTGCTAATTGAATAGATGAACCACCTACACCCATATTAATAACTGGCATACCTGTCAAATCTTCTAAAAAAGAAGAGATTGTATGCTTATCATCAACTCCCGTTCCAAATACATAAGAACATCCAAATATAACAATAGAATTTTTCCAATCTACTTCATCAAATTCTTTGGTTCTATATCCTTCAGAATTTAAAGTATATCCTACTTTATTATCACGATAATACCAATTTTCTGGTTGAACTTTTAAATTATTATTATAGAGATAATGAGAATCTGTCCCAGAATAATCCCAAGTACCTTTTAAGCATAATCTATTAGAATTTATAGATTTGCCTTCATTATAAACTGTATGATTTGCAAGAGGTAAAAATTGATTATTATTAATTGACTTAATAATATTTCTATTATTAAACTTTAAATTAAATCGATTTATCATTTATATATGAAGTTATCTTCTTTTTTAATTTTGTTTTCCAATTTTTTTAGTTTCACTTTTTCAAAATATTCAATAATATGTATAAAGATTTTTTGTATTGAATTACCCATTACAATTTACCACCAACAACACCTTCATATTTAACTGAAGTATCAGTAGACCATCCTTCTTGCATTCCTTTCAAATAAAATCGGGTTGCCGATATACAATTTTCTTCCGTTAAGGTAGTAATTAATTCTTTTCCATTTGCATCAAAGGATCTCCACGTTCCCCATCTAGAACGCTCAACATAAAAAGAATCATCAATTAGATTTTTGTTGTTCATTGTTTTGGGAATTGTGAATTTGGGCAAGAATATTTAAGAGTTCTGGAGTTTCTTCCCATTCCCAAATAGTACCATCTTTTTGAGTGTAAGTTCTTGTTGCCATAAATCTTACTGTTAAAATTAAATGATATCACAAATTTAAATTTTTAGCAATAGTTTCTGCTGCAATTTTATTGGTTTCTTTTCCAGCATGTCCTAAATCTCTTGCATAATCAACTTGTTTAATATAATCACAAGAAAGAGTATCTGCAACTGTTTTAAAAAATGTGAACTCATAATAATTTGTTCTATTATTCCACATTTCTCTAGAAATTATGGATGATAATTTTAAGTTTACTGCAGGATGTTCTTCATTACTATTCCACGTTTCTCCCATTTTTTTAGAATCCTTTAACCAATTACCACAATGAATTACTTCATTTTTGGTATAAAAAGGACACCTATATTGAGAAGACCATCCATAAATTATTGCTTTAGGAGTTGGATATTTTGCACTTAAAATAGCAGAGTTGTGTAAAGAAAATGTTGGAGAAGATCCAGGTGATCCCATATTAATCACAGGAATTCCAGTTATTTCTTCTAAATATCCTGATATGGTTTCATCTTCTGCACTACCTACACCATAAATGTAAGAACAACCAAACAAAACTATACACTTTCTCCAATCAATGTCTTTAAATTGTTTGGTCCTATATCCAAAAGAATTTGTAATATAATAAACAATTTTATCCCTATAATGCCATTCTTTTGGTTGAACTTTTAGATTGTGGACATATCTTTCTTTCGTATCTTGATCATACCAAAATTTATTAGATGGTTTATCTATCGGAAAAAAATTCTTACTGTTTAAATTTTCTAATATGTTCATGAAAATATTTTCACTCCATAAGTCTCTTCCCATTCTTTACAATCATTCTCATCATTTACCATTGGTTTTCCTTTGATGTTTAAACTTGTGTTTAATAACATTGGACAACCAGTTTTCTCATTCCACAATTTTAAAAGATCATAGAGTTCTGCATTCTGTTGTCTATTAACAGTTTGAACTCTACTTGTCTTATCTATATGGACAATTGCAGGAAACTTTTTAGAATATCTACATTTAACCGCATACTGCATATATGGTGATGAATTTGTAGGCATATTAAAATAGTCATGCACGTACTCTTCCATGATTACAGGAGCGAATGGTCTAAACTGTTGTCTCTGTTTTATATCATTGACCATTGATTTAATCTTTCGGTCTCTAGGATCGGCAAGCAAACTACGATTACCTAATGCTCTAGGACCAAACTCTGCACGACCCCTTGCAACTCCACAAAGACCATGATCCATTAAATGATCAACAATCTCTTCATTTGTTGCAACTGGTTTAATATGATATCCAAGATAAGGTCCATGCCAATCAATATGATGTTTTTTATGAGCAAGAACAGATCCAATGGCAGATCCATTATCACCAGGTGCAGGCATAATCCACACATCATCAAAGTAATAATATGCAATTGGATTTGCAACACAGTTTAATGCACATCCACCCATCAGAACTAAGTTTCTACTATCAACAATATTAGATGCTCTCTGTAGAATATCTCTAAACATTGTTTCATAAATGTCTTGAGTTGCAGCAGCAATATCAAAAGTGTTTTTAATGTCAGGTCTCCAATCTCTACATCCTTTATGTAAGTTTTTTTTAAATGTTGCAGTCCTAAATCCTATAAAATCTCTGTAGATATCATTTTCATAAAGAAGTTTATCCCCATAAGCAGACATGCCCATGAGGATATATTCTTCTTCATTTGGTTTTAATCCACACCTTTGAGTCATCGCAGAGTACCAAAGTCCGATGCTGTGTGGATATTTACGTTGAAACTTAAGTTTTAATCTATTACCGTTTGCTTCCCAGATAGTGAGTGTCTGAAATTCACCTATAGCGTCAATAACCACCACACAACATTCATCAAACTTGCTGGTGAAATAACCAGCACAAGCATGAGTATAATGGTGATCATAATACTTGATTGGAACATCAACATACTTCTTGACGTTTTGGATCCATCCTTGACCTGCAAGAAGTTGTCTAAGTGTTTTCTTATACGGGTTCTCATACCAACAGACCAGTTCTGGTTTTCCAAACTTTAGTGCATAGTTAATAATATCATCATTCAAATATGCATCATTTTTTATACCACTAAATCTTTCACTTTCACTAGCAAAAACTAATGTGTCATTAACAAATACAGAGAGAGCTGCATTGTGACTTTCTGATGATATTCCCCAGGTAATCATGAGTTTAACTTCTCCCAATAACTTACAGGAAGAGTTGGATCATTTTTTTGATATGGATTGTCAATATTTGCTGGGCACATAGCACAAAAACACTCATCTTCCCTATTTAAAAATTCTTCAAGTTCTTGATCAGAACAGTTTATATCCAATGGTTTATATTTTAAATAAGGATCCCATTTTTTGTCAAGTTCATATTTTTTTGTTTGCATCGGTAAATATGCCAGAGGTGGACACTTCCACAATTTACCTTCATGTATTTGTAGAGCCTTTTTAGATAAGCATTTTTCCCAACTTTTTCTTGGATCATTATCTTCATATGGCATCATATTATTGCCAAATCCTTTATATTGGGGCATCCATGTATCTGTTGTAAAGTCCCAAAATTCTAAATTTATTCCATACTGCTTTCTCCATTCTTTAGCCAATCTATATCCTTTTTTAAATTTATTTACATACCCAGGATGTATTTTACTATGAATTGAAATTGCTAAAGTAGTATCAGTATCAAGCAACGCTTGTGGTAAATCAGAGTGCATATGCAAAAAACTTGCATTTGATACTAAATCAATTGCAGTTGCAGTATCTGGCCACATCATTCTTACCAGATAAATTATATCAATTAAATTCTTATTAAGAGTTGGTTCTCCACCCAATATAGTAAACAATTCTGGTTGCAATCTTCTACTCCAAGAATACAACCATTCATCACATTCTTTTAGAGATAAAGTTCCAGAATGTCCGTGATTTGAATAATGAGAACATCCTTCACAACTAAAATTGCAAGTATGCGTTACATGTAATTCTATGTGCGGAACTTTAAAGGTTTTCATTTACGATTTTCTATTTTAACTTTATTTTTTTTAAGTTTATGTCGTTCCAAATATTTATCGAGATGTTCTTTACATTCAAAATGACAAACTTTCTTAACCTTATTTTCTTCATACTCCAATCTAAATGGAAAATTCGGATAAGGAAATCTAACAGTATCAATCATTTTTTGTCCCACCATAAAATTTACTTTCTGAGCTTTGATATCCAATCTCCCAAGCAGTTTTTAACCATTTTTTGATCATAGAATAATCTTTAGTTTGAGACGCATACTCAAAATCATCCCAAAACCGCTCAGATCGATAGGAAAATCCCTCCAACTCATCAAACCAATCATCAAAAGTTTTGTAATTCATAACTCAATCTCAAAGTTAGGGTCAAAGTCCAAGTTCAAATCTCTATTGTTGTAACCATTGTAGTATCCTCTGGGATTGCAAACAATCCGACATTCACCGATTTTATAGTCAAATGAAGTATGGGTGTGACCGTGGGACCAGACCCTAATCTCAGGGTTGTCCAGGATGAGACCGTCAAGATCGCTGACATAGGCACCGTTTGCGATGCCCGATTTTCGGTATTTTTCGTGAACGGACTGGTAAGAAGGTGCGTGGTGCGTGAGAACCCAGATTTTCTGGTTTTTAAAAAGTTCTAACTGTTCCAGAAGAAACTGCTTAGATTTACGATGGAAACCATATGTATCATCAGGATTCATCTTACGATACTTTGGAGTGATACGAATAGTCTTATAATCATTCATACACTGTGCCGCTTCCATCATTTCCAGGGCATTTCCATTACGGAAGTCAGTCCAAAAAGTAGAACCGATAAAAACCCAATCAGCAATCTTCACCACATTATCTTCCATCAGTTGAATACCTTCAGGAAGATTCTCTTTTAGAACATTCCAGGTTCCTTCATAGTTGTATCCATATGCTTCATGATTCCCTGTGATATACAGAACATGCATAAAATTGTCAGCACACTTCTTTAGGAAGTTAGTATAAACTTCTTTGAGAGAACCATTCTTTTTGAAGTGGCGAGCACAGAGAATATCCCCACCAAGGATCAGAACTTCACCCTCTCCAAGGTCAGGAACTCCATGCCCGTGTTCACACATTTCCAAATGTAAATCACTGACTAAACGAACTTTCATCCAACTACTCTCCAACATACAGTAGCGTTACCCTTACTCGTAGAAGAAATATGAGCAAAGGCAGCATAAGAAAGATCCAAATCAGCATGACTATATGGACCACGATCATTTACTCTTACAATAACTTGTTTTCCGTTGTTTTGGTTCGTTACCCTAATTTTGCTACCCATAGGTAGATAAGGATGAGCTGCAGTCCAACGATAAGCATCAAACCGCTCACCGTTAGCAGTTGTTTGTCCATGAAATCCGTCTCCAATTCCGTAAAAAGTTGCAATTCCGCAAGTCAATCCAGCAATAAGTGTGTCAATCATAATCAGAAGTTCCCCAGACCTTGTGCAACATCAAATACAAAGATACCACGCTGAATCCACATATTTACCACACGCTGCCGATCATCAAAAACTCCAATAATATTATGAGTTTTCTGAATTTCGTCAGCAATTTCACCTTTGACAATACAATCATCACGATGATCCTCATACTTTCTCATATAAATCTCATCATAAAAGATTTGATTGTCAGTCAACCATTGAACTGTTTGTTCCTTATAATCATCCGAACGACCAGAAACAATAATTAAATCAACTTCACAATCATTACGAAGTGCTTGAAATACTTTTTGAACTGCTAAATGAGGAGTATCATTTACCAGACCTTTATTCCAAGCATCCCAATTACGGGGCTTAGTGGCAACATATTGTTTGCGATGATGGACATTACAAATAGTTCCATCCAAATCAAAAATAAAACAATTACGTTCAGTCACACCACTTCCTCAAAATAATAAAAAGCATCGTGGAACACTTCATCATCTTCTCCAAGACACATCCATCCAGCACACATACTATCAGAAAATTCTTCCCAGGCACGGATTGCATCAGAGTGTGAGATTTCATATCCACGATCCGCAAAGATCTTCACGATGCGGTCAATATCATTTGTATATTCAATATGATGATTATACGGTTCCTTGAACCTCAACTTTTTCAACATAATCAAAGTCCTCATTGCGAGTTGGAATTTCAAATTGATGCCACATCCTCTTTAAGATGCTTTTTGGAATAAACTTCCCTTCACGGTGATCGTTCCGTTCCAGTGCCTCCTCTAGTGATATGACAAAGTATACAGCATCCCTGCGGTAAATGGAAGGGACTTTAGAAAGTTTTTTCTTTCGGGTCTTGACTGATAAGTTTGTCTGATCCCAAATGATGTTCTTTCCTTTATCCTTTGCCATATTCAACTCAAGTTCAAGTTCCCTAGTTGCATCATCAATCACATCATCAAAAATCTGATTATAAGTCAGACCCATTCGTTGTGCTTGTTTTTCAATGTAATTATCAGTAGAAAGAACTACTGCATCCTTCCAGTAGTCCAAGTTCTTCAGTTTTTCAACATATGTGGATTTCCCACAGGTAGGAATACCACAAAGCATTAAAAGTTCAGGCATAAACATACTCCTTCCATTCAGGAACATTAGAGGTTTTTAAACTAATTGTCATTTTATTAAATGGTGCCTTTGGTTTTTGATGCAATGGAACTCCCCACTCTTCTGGTGTCCTATCACCTTTTTTCGTATTACATAACATACAAGCAACAACTAAATTTTCCCAGGTGTCTTTACCACCTTTAGATTTTGGTATTACATGATCAATAGTAAGTTGTTTTATTGATCCACAATACTGACAACGATTATCATCTCTTTTATAAACCAACTGTCTTGATGGTTTACATGACATTATTTTAGAAATTGGTAACTGTATGTAATTAATTAAACGAATTACTCTAGATGACAGTAGTTGTGCTTTTTCTTTTAAAAGAAGCACAATAGCCCTTTTCCAATTACAAAAATTTATTGGTTCATAACTTGCATTAAGAACTAATATTGTTTTATGTGGTTCTAGTAATATGGTTTCCATAAATTTACCAAACTAAGTTTCCCCACATCCAACGAGATTGGTCTATTTTAGTTTGTGAGGTTAATGATTTTTTAATAGATTCTACCAAGAGACTTTTAGAACCTTTTCCAGAATTCATTGCATACATGAATGGTTGTAAATGAGGACTAAGTTTTTGAACAAATTCTACAGCAAAGGATTTTTTATCTTGATAGTGTTTTCCTTTTTGATATGTCTCAGCTAAATTAAATGCAACATCATCCACATTAATCCAAAATGCTTTTTGAAAATATTTCAATCTACTTGCATCAGAATCTAATAGCAAAGGAATTACATCATCAACTTTATCTTCAATAATTACATCCAAAACATTTTTTTCTTGACTGATTTGCTCTTTAGTTTTATGACGAAGTACATACTCTTCCGCTTTAATTTTCAACATATGTCCATTGTCAAACCTTAGAACAATACCTTCTTCATCCTCAAGATTACGAACATACTCAACCAATTCTTGGATATTCATATTATCTGGCCATTTTTTAACCAGAGGAATATTATATTGTTCTGTTAGAAGACGCAGATTATTATATGAACAATAAGATCCATTTTTAATACTTCTTAGAGCAGTAAGAATTAATTTATCTTCTGGATAATCAACAACAATTCTGTTTTTACGAGAACACCATTCAAAGATTGCAGTTAAATTCCGAGCAATACAATGATTAATAAAATTTGCATATTCTGGTTTATCTGAAATAAAAATTTCAGCATTTATTGCAACATCAGTAATTCCTGCTTTTGTGGCAAGTCTAAATCCATGTTCTGTTGGAATAGGACGAATCATTGATCCATCCATTTTTTCAAGAACAGTATGAAGATCAAATCCTACAGTATCAATATGAGTTTCTTCTCTTTCATTTAAATTAAAAAACTTATGATAGGGACGCGAAATCAAATTACCATCAACATCAAAAATTAATCCCCGACATTCCCTACGAATCATACCATTAATATCATTTTCATCATTAATATCAAAAGTATTATCAAAAGCTACAGCATAATTTACAACAGTATAGAATCCTTTATCAGTTACACGAAATTCGTCATAACCTTCAATAGCATTCTTAACTTGATCCAAATGTGTAATTGTTGGAAATTTGTAATGCATGATTCTGGTTTACTATGTTCCAATGGTAGCAAAAAAAGATCAAAAAGACAACAGGGTATAAATTATTCTTATCTTAAAAACCTGTCTGATAAGTCAAGAATAAAAAGTATTTCTTCTATGGTATTTTTATATTCTGGAAATCTAGCCATTATTTTTACCTTTGCATTTAATTTTTTTGCAAGATCCATCATTTCTGGTCGTTCCATCAACCATGTCCCTTCCTCATAGGACATGGTATCCTTTTTATTCTCTAATATTTTTTTAAAAATATTTTTATAAATTTTTTTATCTTTTTCTGTCATCCGCAACTCTCATTTTTTTATCTTTATCTGGATACATAAAATCTGCAACGATGACACATCTATAATAATCTTTTGCGACTATCGGAGGTGGATGTGCTGGTTGATGATTTACTGCAGAATGATGTAAAAGCAAAGAATTTTCGTCACCAGGAATTACAACTTCACGTCCATTATTTTCAATCAATGTTCCATAAATCCTTGAAGGATTTTGCAAATAAAAAATTAATCCCAAATCAAAATGTTGATGACTATGAGTATTTCCGTAGTTTATATACAATTCTTCTGCATATTTTTCCTCAGAAACATCTCTCAATCTTTTTGCCCAATAAGATTGAATTTTTAATTCCAGAATTTTTGGATTATTTGTTATCTTTGCATAATTGTACAAATGGGTTTTCACCATTTTAAAAAAATTAACCCAACATTCTTTATTTTTTAACTTTCTAGTACTAAGTTCTTTAGTTGCTTCTACCGACAAATCCCAATTAGGATTTTTAGACAATTCATCGTCAATCTCTTCTAACAATGCTTGACGATCTTCTAAACTTAATACATTATATGCCCTATAAATTGTATTACCACAAAAATCAAAATGATTGTGCGTTCTTGGATCATCTGGATATATTACATTATAATGATTTAAAGGACCATCTGGATCTTTTAAAATATCTGCATGTTTAACTCTTAAATCTTCTTCCATTTAATAACTCTCACTCATTTAATTCTTTTTGTAGTTTTTCTGCTTGTTTCATATATTTACGCATCATCAACCATTGACTTACAGGATTGGTCGTAACTAAAGGATGAAATCTTATCATCCAAAAAAATCTTTCTGTGTTTATTTTTAATAATTTAATACATAAATCAAAAAATCTTACCACATTTGGATCTGTTACCATAGCATAAGTAACAAATGCAAATATAGTAAGAAAGATTAATTGTAATTGAGTTAACATTATAAAATAACAACTTTATTATATATCTTGATTCAGTCCCACCAATGTTCTAAACATTTAATAGCATGATACAATTGCTCTGCGTAATATGTATCAGGATTTTCTACCTTTTTAAGTTCTTCTATGTATTGAATTATACCTTTTGTGACTGAATTGATTTTAAAATATTCATAAAATTGAAAACAATCAAATTTTTCAATATATTTAAACATACTATTCCAATTCTCCTCATATCCCTTGGTATATACCTCTTCTCTCTCCAAGTTATTATCATTTACAAATTGAATTGGAATATATTTCCTGTCGTCTAGTGCCTTTTCTTCTTCAGTCCTTTTTTCACTAAGAAGTTCTCTACCAGTATCTGCATCTAGCATTCTTATGCCATCTCTATATTTTTCATAGAGATCAAGATCAGTAACTATTTCTGTTTTTTTCCATTCATTACATTCATCCATAAATCTTTGCTTTATGTATGAATATTCTTCAACCTCCCAAGCACGAAAGACAAGATTTAATTTATAACATCCCTCATCATGGTATGAAGGCCAGTGCCGATAAGAAAAATGAGTAATCTCATAAGATTTCATAGTTTTAGTCCCCCAACAAGAATTCTTTTTTGATTGGAAAAAATAGCAGAATGAACAATATCCGAAGAAAATAATACCATTTTATTTTTAACTGGTTTTATTTTTATTTCAGAATCAAGATGGAGAACGGTATCTCCATCATTACAAGAATTAAGATAAAGAATAAAACTATAGTCTTCATTATGATCGTGTTTATGTGGTGCCATTTCACCACCATTTTCATAATCAATCATATGCAAATAAAAGTATTTTAGTTTTTTATTTACATATTCCTCACAAGTAGATTTTAATTCTTCAATAATATCTAAAAATTCAACATCACCTACAAATTTTAGCAGATTTTTTGTTGCAAAGCAATTTTTAGATAGGCAGTTGTTTGTAGTATCTTGAAGTAAATCAGATTTATATTTAAAATATGATATCCATTTGTCAAAATAATCTGCATAATCATATTCAAGATGTTTTATCTGCCACATATTATTTTTCAATTTTCCAATTAGGATCTTTCTTTTTGTTGACCCAAAAATAATACATCTTATTAAGAGATTCCAAATAAATCATATCATCCTTTTCATCTTTAACCCTACAAGAATGAAGGGAATTCATTATGGAAGAAAAGTTGTACTTTGCTTTTTTGGTGATAGGAGAGACGTAGATGAATTTAGATTTCATAATTTAATTAATAAAAACAGTTCCAGATTTGGGTTGAGACGAATGTTGTTTGATAAAATTGCGGGCAGAACGTTCGGTCCTACAGACCTTTAACTGCTGTCCATCATAAATGACCATAAGTTGATTTCCAAATGGAACGGCGGCATAACCATCTTTAGTAATAAATCCTTCTTTCATCGCTTAATAGTAGAAATTGCAGGTTGACCTTGTACAAATACCGTATCTACGATATTTTGGAGACGCTTAACAGTAGCAATACCAACATTACTGTAAACAGGAACATGAACTAGACCGAATGATTTGGTGTAGTCGCTAAGTTTGCCTGGAGTAAGTGTACCATTCTGAATACGCTTGACATCATCAAGATGAAGACGCAAAACACGACCAACAGATTGGCACATCTCAATAACATTCATTTGACGCATCATAATCAAAGAAGTAAGACCAGGAACAGAGATACCTTCACTCAAAATAGAATAATGCATGACGATAAATTTTTTGTCAGGATCTGCACCAAACTGATTGACCAATTGAAAAAACTGTTCACGGGAGATTTTCTGATCATTCAAAAATGCACCATGTTTGCTGGTAATCCAGAGGAGATCATACCCCATAGACCGCACTTCTTTCATAAAATCAGTCTCAGCAAGCATACGGACCATAACCTTAGTGTTAGGAGCAGCAATCAAAACTTTATCCATATGGTCTTCATTACAAATAGTATCCAACAAAGTCATACAATCGCGTTCTGCCGCCTCTTCGCCCTTAAGACGAATGCTACCGATATTAATGGGATTAATTTTAGGAGGAATCAATGATCCATTATTGACCAGTGCAGGTGCAGGAACATTGCAAATAACCCGACCATAAACATCACTATTATTCATACCTGGTTTGGAAGAAGTAGCAGAATACTTAGGAGTAGCAGTAAAGAAATAACAGCGATCAGAATTAACAGAAAAATACTTAGTGGAATCGAAGAAATTCCTTTTAGTAGAGTTGTGTGCTTCATCAAAGTAAATGCTATCAACCTTAATACCAGACTCTTGAATACGATGAAGAGAATGATAAGTGGTAACAATCAATTTATTACCATTAGTATGATAATTCCAAGCATAGATCTGATTAGGATCTGTAGTAGTAAAGTAGGGAAGATCACTTTTAGAATGAACATGCATCACAGAAGCATTGGTGATGTGCTCAAGAAACTCGGAAGACAATTGCCGAGCAAGCATGAGGCGAGGAGCAACAACAACAATAGTTTTATTACCCTCGTCAAATTGACGCTTGGCATCCATAATGGCAACAAGACTCTTGCCGCCACCAGTGGGGAATACAACGATGCCAAGACGCTCCTTAAGCATGATCTGCAATGCTTCGTGCTGGTGGGGGCGAAGAATCATGGTCTCAATCTCAATAAAGTTATTATACAGCAAAATATGCCGCCCTGGGGCAGCAGAGTGGTCAGTTCAAAAATTGGTCTAAGGTAATTGGTCCTAACGTACCATCAAATCGGTAATGATATTCCAGGGCATCATAGCACACATAGTGAGGATGGGAGGTGGACACCCCAATTCTTTTACATAATTCTTTATGATTATCTTCCATTAACTCCACAGCATATAACATATTATCTACAATATGCTGTTCAGTATGATATTGTCTAAGTGCTTTAAGTAATTGAACTAAAAAATTACCGTCACCAGCACAGTTATCAATAAATTTAGAACTTGGATCTTTAAGAACCTCTTCTGGAATATCCAAAATCATTTTATCAATTAGGGCAGGAGGAGTAAATACCTCCTGCGTCTGTTTGATTCTCTCATCAGATCTCTCAAGTTGAGATCCATGCTTTTTGTTATGTTTATTTTTAGATGGCATTATTTTTCTTTAAATACTCAACTTCTTCTTCAGTAAAACCAAATTGATCAGACAAATTAGCATAGTCTGTAATGTCAGGTACTTCACCATTTTTAATGGCGGGAGTAAATCCAGCAGTCTTTTTGTAATTATCAATAAAGAACTGAATAATTTTATTGTCAAAGATTTTACTAAGACGATCCCCTTCTTCTTCCGAAGTAATTGGACACCAACAATTAAACATACCCACAAATCCGCTAGAGGTAAAGATGCCACCATTCTTATACGTAGAAGAGAATGGAACAATAAACTTTAGCACATCTCCAGTTGTAGGAACAATATTGGTGCGTTTAACTTTTTTAGAAGAGTGGTAGATCTCATACTTGCCATCAGGAATATGATCTTCTTTAGCAATTGCTTGACCCATCTTTAGAGGAATACGTGGATGGTTAGAGTTAGCAATCTTATTAAGGATAGAATGCTTAAGAGCAGAATCTCCAACAAGAGGAAGACCATCTCGCAAATCCCAAGTAAAGGAACCATCATGAGTAATGACAGTGGTTTTACCCTGATAAGGTTCATTTGTAAGATGCCAACGACAAATAGCAACACCCTCAGTAAAGTAATCATCTGCAGTATAATCAATCATTTTTAGATTATACTTTGTAGAGAACAACTTCATAAACTTTTTACCTTTACCTGTTGTTCCAAGAACAGATGAAGGAGTAACTTCACAAATGTCTCCTCCAGGAGCAACCAGTTCAAGGTGCTGTTCAACCACAATAGGCCAAAGTTTATTGTTCTTTGCTTTTTTGGTGGGATCGTTATATGGAGGATTTGCTAAAATGGCGGTAAACTTCATATCTGGATGAGAGTCAACAATATTAATACTATCATTGATATATTTTACACGATTACGATGACTATTGCAACTCTCCCATACGGTAATGTTATTTGGATCCACTTGTCGCTCTAAAAGACGGGCAGTGTGAGATCCACTAGGATCACCAAACATGTAGACGTTAGAAAGATCATTGCAGTTATCAATCATAAGATCAAAAAGTTCGACAGGAATAGACTGTTGAATTTGAGAAGACACAGACAACTCATTAATAGTATGAGAAACGGAATTCCTAATACTCTTTTGAATACTATTAGAAACAATACCAATACGACGAGTTAAAAGTTCAATGCTATGAGGGTTCTTACTAATCACATCATCAAGAATACCCTCACAGTCACCAGTAACAGAAGGATAAACTGCAGAACCAATAACATCATTGATTGAATATACATTTTGACCATTACGAATGATGTAGAACATGGTCAGAGGAATAGACTCAAGAAGTGCCTTGACAGTCTGCTTCTTCAAAGTGTCAAGGTCATTAGACTTTTTTACACGCTCAGTCTCCCGAACGATACAACTTTTGTTGTTGGCACCCTCATCGTTAAGTTGTGATTCTTTCATAACCGTGGAAAGATCGGTTTTGAGTTTTAGATTAAAATCGCTAATCTTACTAAGGTCCAGAGATTCTACGATACTGGTAATGGTAGAGATGCTTCCCTCAACATCAGCGGCGAGGGCATCTTCAAAAAGTTCTTTACTGAGTTCTTTAAATCCATCATTCCATTCGTGAATATTGGTAAAGTCAACTACACTATATTGAGATAGTGCAGGATTATTATCACATGCAAGTTGGAATGCTGTGTGAATGGCACGGAGACACCTCTGAGCATCAAAATCAATCACCCACCAATCATGAACACCAGAACCACCACGGAAAGCAAATTGAGTCCAAAACTCAATAGATTCACCACCTTTACAATTAATAACGGTATCAATTTTTTTGGCAGTTACACCAAGAACGTTTGCAGATTGTGTAATGATAAGTGCTTTTGAATTTTCTTCAAGAAATCGGTTAATATCATCTTGATCTTTATTAGTATCTGAAGTAACAACTAGGGAAGGATAATAACAATGCACCAACTTTTGAAATGCATGACATGCTTTGACACTAGGAAGTGCCATCATGTGATATGTACCCCTTAAAAGACGATCTCCAATGCGAATCTCTCGTTGGGGACCAAAGTATTTGTGAATAAATTCCCGAACAAGAATCTCATACAAAAACTTATCATCTTCCATTGTGAAGATATTCTTCATAGCATCAGGATCATCACCAAAAATTTCCTGATATGCAGAAGTTTGGTATTTTGCGAAAGCAATGTTCATTTTAGGACGCTTAAAAACACCATTTTGAACATCAAATTGTTCATCAAAATAAGTATACACAAACTTTTGGCGTTCATCAGGGAACATCCAGCAAAGTTTATGAGCAGTCCCAGAAATATAGCAGATACGACTTTTAATTTTGTTGCGAAGAGTGGTGAACTGTTTAGCAGTACCACCAATATGTGCTTCATCAAAAGCAACAAAATCAATATTATGAATCCTATCAATACGTGTAATAAAGCTCTGTACAGTACCCCATAGAACAATATTTACATCACGTTCCATCCAGTATTCAAGATACGTTTCCCAAGAAGGATCTTGAACAGAAATGTATTTAATTGTAGGAAAGAATTCGTTAGAATCATTTTCCCAAGAAGCTTCTGGTGACCTTTGACGAGAACAAACCAGAGAAAGTTTATAATTACTATCTACAATATGCTTGAGAACCATAGCAGACTTACCTGCACGGCACTTGGCAAACAACAAAAATTCTTCACTAACATTCCATGCAGAAGCAATTTTTTGCAAAAACTTCTGTTGATATGGGCGAGGTTTAAATTCAGTATATACTTTTTCCTTACCAGAGAAAAATTTCTCATAGATCATTTGAACGATGATCTCAAGATTATAAAATTTTGGATCAAATTCAAAAGTCTCACTATTTTTTGCACCAATCCTTTTCATCCCAGGAAGAGTATCCAACCAAGAATGAATAATCTTATCGTGTCCAGCGTCCTTACCATCATCACGAGTAGATACATTTGTCCACCAGGCGTAATTAATGTACTGGTCTTTTGTTTGAGCAAGCGTCTGCTTTGCTTTACCATAGTCACTATTGCGATGACGATGATCATAAGTATAAATTGTCTGACCAACGTTGAAAGAATTTACGCCGCTTTTAAGACTATCAACGTAGATATTGACCAGGGACACAGATAATAAAATCAAACTACTCCATTATTATACACCATAAAAAAGGGGGGTTGTCAACCCCCCTGACAGTTTATAGATTGTCTAGTCGCTTCTTCAGATCTTCAATTTGTGTTTGTTGTTCCTTAATCGCCTCAATCAGAATTGCAACCATATTTTGATATGCAACTGATTTTACTCCCTCATGATTTTCATGAACTAATTCTGGGAGGACTTTTTCTACTTCTTGAGCGATGAGTCCAATAGTATGTTGTTCTTTATCAATTCTATCATATTCTACACCACGAAGTTGTAGAACTTTAGCAAGAGGATCATCAATATTTTTTACGTTTGTTTTATATCTTTCATCAGATAGTGCAGTAATTTCACCACTAGCAGTTATATTACCATCAGAAGCAATTCTAAGTTGCTCAATTGGTGCAGAAGGTCCAGATTGTTGTGTTCCGAATGTAATAGCAAATTGTCCTGTACTACCTTCAGCAACACCTCTAATATATCCTCTTACACCATTATTACCAATATCATTACCCTCCCAATTAATTCCACCATACTGGTAGGCAGAAGTAATTGATGTATCAGATTGAACAAATCTTAGGAAATTACCAGCAGTATCACCAGTAGTTGCTGGATTTGTTGTAATAATAACATCATTTTGGAATGTTGAAATACCAATTGTTCTTAATGTATTAACATTAACTTGCTGATTAAATGTGGTTATACCAGTATTAACAAGGAATCCATTTGGAACGTCAAAAGTTAACTGGTTTGTTCTAATTGTAGTAACACCAGCAAATATAGCATTACCACCAACATATAGTGCAACACTTGGAACAGATGAAGTTGTTCCCATACCAACAGCTCTTGTGGTAGAGATACCAATACCATCAAATACCCAAACGTCAGATACATTATCGAGACCAGATCCATCACCAACAAATGCACCACTAAAGATACCACAATATCTTTCTGTTCCTACAGATTTAATAGGACCGAATTCTTGCCAGGAATTCTCTAATGTATAAACCCAACCAACAGCAACTCCACCATTAGGATCTGCTTTATAGACAATATCTCCAGCATTTCCAGATAATCCTGGAGTAGCAATTCCTACAGTATATTTTCTAGAAGTTGTAGATTCACCTTGGAGGAATAAAGAAGACGCTAAAATTCCATCTTCAGAAGTTGATGTTATTTTCTCAGTAAAAATTACTGGTCCATTGAATTCTGAGATGATAGTAGACTCAGTTCCACCTTCAACTTTTAATCCTCTAGCAACTGTCAGGTCATCTGTAGAATCTACATCAAAACCTACTGCTTGTGTATTAGAGGTAATGTCTTCACCTCTAACAGTTGGAATTGGTGCTTTAGTTAATAAGTCTTGACCAGTAGATGCGTTTGTTACTTTATTAACTGTATAGGTATTACCATTATCATCTAATCCATTATAAATTGGAGTTCCACCGTCATCACTTACAGATTGAGATAAGACTCTTTCAACATCAATAAACTGTCTATCTTGTCTTTCAGGAAGTGCTGTGGAGTAGTTACCTGGGCCATATCCAAGATATTCGAATGTATGTCCAGAAGCACGTAAGATAGAGTTTCTTCTAAATTCAATAGGTTTAAATCTTACTCTCTTAACAACAGATCCTGCTGGATGAGATTGCTTCGAAGTTCCAAATAATCCACGGAATACATCTATTGCAGTATTAATTACAACAGTTTCACTAATACGCATTATTTCGGTATTAACAATAATATAATCACCAGCTTGCCAGTTACGATCTAATGCATTTGTAACTGTAAGAGTATTGATTGTTGGATCTACTAATGCAACATCTAAAGTAGTTGTAATTCCAGCATATTGAGCAACAAGTCTACTCGAATTTGCTTCATTATCTACAGACAGCAATCCACCTTGTGCGGCAAATCCTGGTATATAAATGTATGCAGTTCCAGAAGATATTGGTGAGGTCGTACCTATTCCAATATTAAATTCAAAATCATTTAATCCAACAATTTTTGATGCAATGAAATTACCATTATAAACGCTTTGATTAAATCCACCAACTTTGAATTTAGTACCATTCACAAATCCATGAGATTGAAGTGTTGTAACACTTGCAATTCCAGTTACATTATTATATGTAAATGATGTAATCCCTAAAGAATTACCAGTAACATAAGATTCAACTGTATTTAAAAGAGTGGCATTAATTTTACTCAATCCATTGGTATTAACTCCAGCAATAGGGGTAGATCCAGTAAATGGATATTGTGCTATTACCTCAGAAGAAGATACAACTTGAATTTGATTGGTCTGTCCTACATTAATTCCAGTAATTCTATAAAGATTATTATAAGACCCAAAAACTTTATCGTATAAACCACTTATAGAAATTACATTACCAATATCATTATTAATTTGAGTTACAGATACTACACCAACAATATGACCTAAAGTTGTACCTACACCAACTACAGAAAGAGTATTGCCAATTCCATAAGCAGATCCACCATCAATAACTCTAACATCTGTTATTCTACCTAAGGCATCAACTTTAATATTTGCAGTGGCATAATTTCCAGTTGTAGATCCAGCAAATCCTACTAATTTAGCATTATAAAGGGTTTCAATAGATCCAGATCCAGATCCATAATTTTCACCAGCACTTACAATACCAACTCTAGTAATTCTATTCAATCCATGATCAATTCTAGTGTATAATGTATGTGCTAATCCAGAAGAAGACTGAATATCTGTTAATCCAAAACCTACAGCAAAATCATTAATGCTTCTTACAATACTTTCTCTAGTAATAGAATTTTGAGGATTATTAACTTCAACTAATCCTAATGGAGAAGGTAATGCAAAAGATACTGTTGGATCTGGATCAGAATTAATATTGTCTCTATCTAATTGTGGATAAAGATTTTTTACTGGTTGTGAGAACCTTAATTGAGTAAATGGTTCAACAGAAGGAGAATTGGAAGAATCAACAATAGTTAAGTGATAAACACCGTCTTTGGTATTTGGAACATACTGCTGAATTTCTTCTGATTTGTATATTACAAAAGTATTATTGAATCTAACTCTCTTATAATATGGTAAATTTATATCTCTAGTTGAGGTATCACTTTGGAATAATCCTGGATTTGTAGTTAATCCAATTGTGAATTCTCTTCTAGAAAGTTTAGAAGTTACATAATATTCACCATTAAATCCACTATTACCAATACCAGTAGTATTAAATCCAGATTTAATATTATTGATCTGAATCAATGATCCCACAGATAATTCATGTGGAATTTCAGTAGTAAGAGTTGCAATACCAACGGAATCCCAAATAGCATTAGATATAAATCTATAATTCCTTAATTCCGATGAATTATTTAAAATTACAGCATCAACACTATTATATTTTCCAATTTCTTCTTGTGTTGCACCAATAGTAGTATTAGATTCTTGAATTACAAATCCATCTCTAGGTGGTCTTGCAACAACTGCAGAATCTTTTGGTATTACATAACGAACTTTATAAATCTTATCGGTTAATGATCTAGTATCAGACTTTCTAGTAATAAATGTTCTTGGAGTTGTTCTTCCCAGAGTCGTAGTTCCAAGACCAACAACACTAGAATATATTTGATTGTAACTAGATATTCCACTGACAGTAATATACCACTGCCCATTACCACTATCAAATTGAATTGGATGCCCAATATCTCCAGATTTTTTGTCAGATACTCTACTTTCAAATGTTAAAATACCACCCTTATTATTAACAATTACAGCATCTTCAGTAATTGTATCATTAAAAGTTTGTGCAAGTTTAACTTGATTGGAATTAATTCCCGCAGTAATAGCATAATAAACTTGGTTATGATTTAATCCATCAGGAAGTTCACCATCACTACTATAAACTCTTAAAGATTCACCCTGTATAAATTGGTGGGGTGCAGTTAAAGTAAAAGTATTAGAAGAAATACTATTAATACCAATATTTGTTCGGCCAACAATAGCTTCTTTATAAGAAGAACTTTCATAAATACCCCTTCCTTGGGTATTTGGCATTATAATTTTCGATGTTTTTGTTGTAGATTGTCCGTTTATATTAAGAAGAACTTTCAGTTCATCATTTATTTTAGATCCAATTCTATATCCATCAACAACAGATAATGGGGGATTAGCTAAATCGGTTTCGTTGTAAAGATATAATCTTGTAGTGCTTCCAATACCTACTGTTGCTTCTACGTCAATAGAAGTGTATTCAATGTTAATATCTTCACTCTGAATTTCTTGAGGAGGAATAATATGTGTTATAAATCCAGTATCGTCTCTTGGGAATGCTTCTTTTTTAAATCCCCTAGCGACAAGAGATTTTGCACCAAAGTTTGAGTTAGAGTTTGTAATAGAGTGGTCACCACCACTTTCCGCTAAGAAGTGATTTGCATATCCAATAGCAAATACAGAAACTAACTGTAAGAATGCATCGTTGGATGCCTTAATGTGGAAGTTTTCATATTCTGGTTTATATACCGCAGAAGAATTTGTATGAATATTCGATACTGCTGTTTTATCTTCGTATACACCAGAAGTAGAATTATATTTTAAAAATGCATTATCATCTTTTTGTAGACCAATGCCTGTAAATTGTGCCACAACCATGGACTTAAATCCATCGGCTTTATTACCATCAGCATGAAGACCACACATACCAAATACTGATCTAAGAGAACAGTTAAAGATATATGGAGATGCAGAGGTAACAGTATCTACAACAATATTAAGAGTTGGAGTTCCACTAACAATTGTTGGTAGAGGATTAGCAGGAGCAGAAGATGTTTTATAAGTAATTCTAGTAGAACTTTCCGAAGTACTTACAACATATTGACCATTATAACCAGCAGTAGGAACACCCTCAATTCTAATTGGAGTATCTACATCCAATCCACCGATTGATTCTTCGATATCAACAGTGATTGTGGTTGAAGATACTACACCATCACCAGCTTTAATACTTGTAATACCAACATTTTGTCCTTTTGATCCAACAATTCTATATTCATCAATTTTTGTTTGAACATCAACTCCACTATTTGGAAAATCTGGACTTATCAATCTTCCACTGGAAGATCCATATGTAAGAGCTATTTTATCATAATATAAATCTAAATCAGTCTTTGTGGTTTTATATGTAATATAATCATCATCAATAATTACTGGATTTACACCATCAGCATATTCAAAACACGTAAGTTTGTGGTGAGAGAAATTTGGAACAAACTTAGTAGGACCATAATCTTTAAATACAACACTATTTGGGTCCGCATCAAAAAATGTAAATTGATAAAAATAGCAAGATCCAGTTACTCTAAAAATTGATGTTCTATCAATTGTAGAATCTTCTGGATTGGGAATAAATTTAGCACGGATTTTAGTTTTTCTAAGATCCATACCAACAATAGATGTACCACGAGGAATAATAATACCCCCATATACACTATTCATTTTATAAAGATCATTAGTATCATCATTAATATTAAAGTTAGAATTTAAATTAAATTCTGGGAATTCATTAGATACTGCCCCACCTCTGGTTAACCAATTATTACCAGCTACTGGATTATCATGTATAGGTATCCATCCTGGCCTATTATCAATTAAATGTTCTCCAGGATAAACGATAATTGTTGTTCTACCAAAGCGATCATTATCCAGACCTCTTTGATAAGAAAATCTTGCGGCTTCTATTAAGGCTCTTTGAATAGTTTTAAAGGGTCTGACCAGAGAATTACCTTGATTCTCAATACTGTCAGTTGAATCTATAC